ATCTATCTTCTGAATCATTTGGAAAAGCTGTTGCATCAGGTGCTGGATCATATCGACCTCCCATTATTTCGTTAAAATACATTTTAGCAAGACGACGTGCTGTACCTTGGCTGTTTGGATCTGTTTCTCTATCGATCAACAAGGCATCCAGGACACCTTCAAAGGCCTTGGTAGCACCTGCAATCAGTTCATCTCTGTGACCCACTACATACTCACTGATGTTGTCTCCGGCCCAGAAACGTTTCTTATTACGTCGCATATTAAAACGAATAGCATCAGCCAGGTTAGCTTCTTTGTAACCTTTATCGCTCATGCTCATTGCGGCGTCTTCATATCCTGGGTGATATGGTGCTTCGTCTACTAGTAAATCTGCTATTTTTTGTTCTTCTGGTGATGCGTATTTAGGCATTCAATTCTCCGAGTTAGTGTCGTGGATGACTTTGTTAATATTGTATATTATATACAAGTAGTTGTCAACAGATCTTTTACAACAGGATGTTCTAAAAGTGTGTCAGCATAGGCAATATGGGCAGGAGTATCGGGATGCCGATCTCTTTCCCAGTTGTTTTGTCTGGCCAAATGACAAATATGTACACCATGTACATGATCATAATCAATTTGGTCATACAGGTATTGCAGTTTCTTCAAATGCAACAATGGTTTGTAGAATGTAAACACATAAGGAATGTTTAGATTTTTCAATACTGACTGCAGAGATATTATATTCAGCAGGGTTTCCTCTAATCTTTGTTCATCCGAATACATGGTGCTGTATAGATCAAGTGCAGAATTATATCTTTCTAGGTCCTCAGTATAGGTAGAAATATCGGCACCGGGTGGATGCGTGTGCCTCAGGAAAAACCAAAATTTATCAAGATATGGATTTTTATGCAGGTGCGGATCTTCAAGTTCTAGACCATGTAGCACAGCACCTGGCGTTTTGATTCTGAAATCTCTTCGAAAAAAATAGGTCCACGAAATGACCACAAGATCATATTTTCTTTGGGTCACTTCCAGTATGGTTGAATCGTGTATGTAATTGTTTCCACAGCCAACTCGAGAAAAATTTACAATTTCACAGGCTATTTTTTTCTCTAACTGCACAGGCCACGAAATGGGCCCTAGTGTAACTGATGGACCATTTACTAGGATTTTCATTTGAACGTCAATTTTCTTAAATCTGGGTATTCGTGATATTTAGGTTCTGGGTTGACCAGGGGTAATTTTTCTATACCCAATTGACATGTTTCTAAGGTAGGGCAGTAGTGATAGCCTTCGCCAAAGGTCTCCTGCGCCTGCCAGGGTGAGATACGTAGATCGCGACCATCTGATCGCATGCGACTCAGTTCTTCATATTCCCATTCTGAATCCAGCAGGATGGCACCGGCCTTGCCGATGCTGAGTGGCTTACCATGCCCAAAACTCAGGCATTGCTTGTGTCCGGCACGATACATGTTGGGTTTCAGCAGTAGTGCGCTGTCCCAGATATTGGTGTACCCAAACTGATATTGGCCCACTGATTGCCAGTAGTCAGTCTTTAGTTCATACCTGACGCCAAGTTCCTGCATCAGCTGTGGAATACTTAGATACGTAAAGGCTGAGAATTCTGTGTAGGTAATGCGGTCTAATCTAAAGCAAAGTTCTATAGCATGAGTACACCCATCGGTTACTACCACATATGGTGCACCGGTATATTCAGCTAGCGCGGCCTCAAAGTCAAACAGGGTTTGAAATGTCATTGAGTGTACCACTTGTAAGCTGAATCGATAATGGTAGCAATATCGCTGTACTCGGGTCGCCATCCCAACTCTACTCCGACCAACTCAGCATCAGCTACCAGTTGTGCCGGATCGCCCATGCGTCTGTGTCCGTAGTTGACGTGAATCAAGCCGTATTTTTCAGCCACATAGTCTACAATTTGCTTGTTACTGACACCTTGGTTGGTGCCCAAGTTGTAAATTCTCTGTATAGCACCAGCCTGTGTGTAGTGTCGTTCAGCGGCCATGACATGAGCACGGGCAATATCCCACACATGAACATAGTCACGGATACAAGTGCCGTCAGGAGTATCAAAGTCTTCACCATTGATACTGAACACATGACCTGTGATACTGGCCTCCAAGATACGAGCAACAATATGAGTAGCCTCAGGTTCTTGGCCAAGGTCAAAGGCAACAGGTTCTGCACCAGCCGCATTGAAATATCTAAAAATTGTACTGGGCAGGGCATAGGCACCCCAGAAGTCTTTGAGTATGGTTTCGGTCATGGCCTTGGTACGACCGTAGGGACTGATAGGTTGTACACGAGCAGTTTCACGGATAGGCAAGGCCTCGGGTTCACCGTATACCGACGCACTTGAACTAAACATGATGATGGGTTTTTTTGTAAATCTATTGACCCAGTTCAGTAATTTTATGGTTTTACTGATATTGTTGTCATAGTAAACACCTGGATCTGTCATACTGGGACCGACTAAGCTAGTGCCGGCACAATGTACAATAACGTCAGGATTCCAATCGTAAATAGCAGCAAGACTGGCATCATCGGCAAAGTCGCCAATATGGTATCCATCAATACCTTTTAGCGTATGTAATCGTAACACCCGATCAATGATCAAGACCTGATCGCCGTTTTGCTTGAATGCTCGTGCAACATGGCTACCAATATAACCACATCCGCCGGTTACTATAATTTTTTTCATTGATATTTTCTAAATTGATATTAGTAAGATTATAGCATAGATACTGTTAATCTAGTAGAAATTTGGTATATTATTTAAAATTTGTTTTGTCAAACAATCGAGCCGCATTCAAGCCGGCCATTTTTTCTTTGTTGATCTGTTCAATGTCCATGGCCACTACCATTGCCACATCTTTTTCTTGATTTTTGCCAGCAGGATCGTAGTGTGGATAATCGGTACAGAACAACAAACGATCATAGCCAATGGCTTTGGCGTCGGTATCAAAGTTGGGCCATTCAGGCTGTATTCCAAAACTCCAATTTTTTAAATATTGTGTGCAGTCACGTCCGAGCAGTTCGGATAACTTGTTCAACAAAGGCAAGACCCAATGTATTCCTTTTTCCTGCCAGGTCAGCCGCAAGTTTGGATATCTATCCAGCACACCTTCGGTAATCAAACTGGCAAAACTCAATTCATACAATCCTTGCAAGGGATCATCGCTGTGTTTGATCAGGGGTATTAGTTTTTCGTGTACCTTGTACCAGTTGGCCACTATGGCCGGGTCTGTGGTTTTTAAATATTTTAAATTGTCGTACCAGCAGTCATTGATATGAAAGAAAATAGGATATTGGTGTTGGTCAGCATGTGCCCACACAGGTTCCATCCAACTACAGGTACCCCAGGCTTGGCCTAGACAATGACTGACTGAAGTAAAGTGTTCGCCCAGCATTACACCCACAGCACCACGCTGTATTCCCTGTTCAATCATTTGCAAATTTTGACTGACATTTGGATTTTGTGCTGGAATCCAAATCAATGGCCAAAATTGTTCTTGACCTTGGCAATCTTCTTGTACCGTTGAATTGTATGCGTCAGCCATGGCCACGGCCAGTTCATAGTTTATTCTGTAGGTTAGCCCTAGCATGTAATTGTAAGGAACCAGGACATTTTTATGAACTCCCAGTGCGGCTATGGCGGATTTTCTTGCTTCTAAATCCACAGCTCCGGGTTCAGAATATCTTAAACTACCTCTGTGCGGTCCACCGTAATCCTTGCTGAATGGTAATTTTTTCTCTAACCCAACTCGAACAGAATCAAGATATCTTGACACACCACCAGGAAATATATCAATGTCATGATATCCGTTGTCATCGCATACAAACCTTGAGTGTTTAAAATTTTCCCAGTCATACACTTTTTTTGTAGTAGCACCATCGTCTCTGGCTGTAGGAACGCCGTAGGTCATGTCCCACCAGGCAGGTTTCTCTGAATATGACTTCCAATGGAATTGTGGTGCTAAACTCTTGAATGGTTCTGGTAGTTTTTTGTAACAATCCGCGGGGAAATAGTGAGAATCAACATCGATAAATTGCATTATTTTTTTCTTTTTTTAGTTGGTGTAGCTGTATTTATAGCTTCACTCTGTGTGGCCACATATTCAGCTAATGCAGAATACACGTCGGCTTGTAGCTTGGCATCGTCTACCACAAAGTCAACTCGACCATCTTCGTATTCAGTTCTGACACTATGGCTACCCACGGTAACTATAGGATATTTAGATTTGGTTTTCTTTACTGGAGTTTTTTCGACTACTGGTTTTTTGGTTGCCATTTTGTTTTTCCTGTTTCATTTTCCAAAGTGCTTCTTTTGCTTCTTGTAGGTCTTGAAAAAGACTTTCGTTTAAATTTTGAGCCACAACCAGCTCTTCTTTGAGTTTTAATTCAGCATTGCTGAGGTCGGGCGGTTCGTGTTTGACACTGACTCGTCCGCAAACAAATCCAAAGAACAATGCAAGCATAAACATTACAATACTCATTCGGGTTTCCCTCCGGTACATGATCCGCCGTCAAACCAAAGTTCTTGAGCTTGTTTTTGATAGCGTTCTAATTCTATCTTGTCTTGCCACTCTTTCAGCTGTTCGGGAGTGCGGCCATGACTGCCATCGCAGTAGGGTGGGTGCATGGTTTTGCCACATCCGCATTGAGGTAAGTCACTCATTCTGGAATCCTTAGCTTTAATCCACGCCATTGCGCTACAGGCTCGGCAGTATCCCAACCCTTTTTCGCAGTCCATGACACACGATGCGGCCAAGGCCAATGTGCAGTCATTACATCATACTCGCCTTCGTTGACCGGGTCAACATCGCCTGGAAACCAATCGGTTAATAGTGCGGCTACATCTTCACTGGTAAATGTTGTCACATCAATCCTCTAACTGAATAAATTCTTGTTGGAGCTCTTCCAATGCCGCATTCATTCCGGCAATGAATTCTTGTTCTTCGGTCTGAGTAACACAGTATTTTGCACGATTAGCACGACCTGTTTTGGTATCTGGATCATAGTCAATCCAATCAAAGTCCGTGCCATCACACTCAGGGCAATGATCATCATAGTTGTCGTCAGTACGTCGTTCTTCGCTCATACCGGTCCAACCGCATTTTTTATTAGAGCAAATCAGGTTTGGCGGCTCAGGTGGTTGATTGGCCCAGTCTGAAGTGTCCCAGTTGTAACCCTGCCAGGTTTTAACTCCAGCGATAGGGTTAAACTTACCGTATTCCCACTCGCCAAAGTTACTACCGTCCCAGTACAGGCTTCCATACGTAGTGCCAAAATGACTCCATACTGCGTTATAGTAACCTGGGTATACCGGTTTGTGTTCGGCAAAGTCAAACTTGGGCGACTTTTCCCAATCGCTTGGACTTGTACCATAGGGCGGATGACCCCAGTCTTTTTCTTCGGGCTCGTAGCGTGTCCATGTACAGGCATCACCCACTAGATACATGTCAAAGTCTGAGCTCTTACCATCGGTGCTACCACCCCAGTTGTCGATGTCTTCGCCAGCATATTCGACACCGTAGATTAATTCTTCTCCGTCAACTTCTTCATACTGTAGTTTGAGTTTACGGATATCAAATGGTTCTGTAAGTTCGATTTCGCCTTCAAAGAACGTACCTTTTTCGTTACTGGATCCAACAAATACCACTTCGCCTTCTGCGGCTTCACCAATCCAGGATTCGTTGGTGCAGTCAAATTCAGGGCTTTCATCGTCTATGTTGTCGCCTGAAAAATCATCAATACTCTGCTCAATAACCGTTTCACCGTTCTCATCTTCGATCTGTAAGGTACCAGATCCACGGCTTACACCATTGGCGTGTGCCATACCATCGCACTCATACCACGAACCTGGAGGAAATGGCAACAGATCTGGATCAAGATTCATGTCTTCGGCGGCTTCGCTGTTCCAGGCAATGTCTTGCAAGTCTACTTGATGTTCCATGCAGTAGTCCCAGACCGCACGAGGTACACGACCCATGACCTTTTCACCACCGTAGCCCCAAAGGCTAATTGAGTATTTGCGTGGTGTAAATTTTAAAACTTCGATCAGTTGTTCTGCTGTGATGTCTTTGGTTGTCATGTTAGTATTTGCTTTCATGTGTGTGTTTACGATAATCAGTTGTCATACGACGCCAACTTTCGCCTTTGCCTTCTAAGATATCCACAATACGGTCAATAGTGCCATCGGTCCAATCACTGATAGCACCCTGACGTGCATGAGGTTTTTGTAACAGGGTACCTAACTTGCTCATGGCATCTTCTAACGACCAAGGAACGTATAACCGGCTTGCGTCATTTGCAAAAGTTTCAGGGAAGCTACGATAAGCAGGATATAAAACATTCGATCCAAGCGTATCTGCTTCTGATACGGTGTTACTGACCCAGTCTTGTAAAGCGCAATTAAACAATACACGAGTATCGTTAAGCAAAGCGTAGTAATCATTTTTTTCTAAATCCTCGTATACAGTTAGCAAGCCACGTGCCTGTAGGTCTCGGGTACGAGCCATATAGCTATCGTTGTTGCTTTTTAATTTTGCACCTGAAAAAATGCAAAACTCTACCTTGGGCAAGTGGAAGTTGTCGTTCCATGCTTCGATCAGGTCCATGTAAAAGTCTGGCTGTTTCTCTTGATCCCACCGAGCCGCAAAGCCTACCCGCATGGCACGATCTTCAAAGGGCTTCAAGTCGCCTCGAACACGTGACCGAACTTCGGCCTTACCAAACGCTAGACCTGAAATATTGTAGATATCACCTTCCCACCCAGCCACCTTCATGTGCATGGCCATCTCTTCGTTTGATGCTAGAATAATATCAGCGAAACTATCCACCATCTTTTCATAAAGAGCCATCCACTTCTGCATGCCCCACACGTGAACAAAATCATCGGGGTCAATACTTTGTGCCAAACAGCGAACAGCAATACGGGGACGGTGAGCAGGATCGATTTGATCCATAATGTAAGGCAAGCTCTCAATACCGGGTTGAAACATGTCTTCAAAGTAGATAACATCTTCATTTGTTACTTCTCCTTGTTTCATCTTGCGTACAAGATTCATTAGTTGGCTCATACCAAAGTAAGTACGACCGTGTGCATCTAGCACTTGTCCTGTTACAATGGCTTGATCATTACTTAATGTTTCGCCTGTGACAATTTCGTAGTCAATGCCGCGACGTTCAAACACCGCACGATTCCACTCTTGCAGTTGTAGTGTGTATCTTGCTTTATAAGGCTCTAAGCCCATGTACCATAATTTACGCATTTTATATAATTTCATTAATCTTTAATAATTTGAAACAAACTTTGAAACGGAATGTTATAGATAGAAAATCTAATGGCCTCTGTTAAAGTACCAAAAGATTTTCTAGTTTTGTACCCACTTGACATGTAGTAACTGACCGTATAATTAGTCACGTGGTTTCCAGCCGCTATCGCGTGGCTTGAAGTTTGTGCGATCACGCTTGGGAGTACGCCATTGATCCCATGGTTCACGTCCACGTTTCATTTTCATGAATTCACCGTAGGGTGTGCGCTCGTTATACAAGTTGCGCTCATCATATGGATAACCATAATCGCGACAAAATTGAAAGTAATCATCTAGATCATCAAAGATCTGTGTGACTTCAGGTTTCATACGAAGATACTTGGTAAGCCATTCTGGTTTGGCCATGTTACTACTCCTTTAAATTACAATTGATTGAGCAGGACGGGTGAGGTTATAAGAAATCTTGCATCCGTTTTCACCGTCCTCGGATACTTCGATTGTTACTGCACGATTGGGATACCGTGCGGCAATTTGTAAATATAGGTCATCGGCCATCATTTCGCAACTTTTCCAGTCGAGCGCCAACACACCGTCTTGATACAGACTAATGAGCCAGCGTTTGAACTGGATGAATTCAATGTCTCGGTCGTTGTGGAACACATCGATAGCCACACGGAAATGAAACATATGGCGATGGGGATTAGCCAAAAACGATACATCATATTCTCCTGCTGTATTTAGGTTGGGGTCTGTGGCCGCCGCTGGATAGCAGTGGATGCCTTCTTTTTCAAACGTGACCCAAATTTGACGTTGGGCCGCTGTGCTAATTCTGTCGATTACTGCTCTTTGTTCTTGATTCATAATTAATAAGTTTAAAGGTTATAAGGTTAGTATACAATAAATATATAATACAAGCAACTCAATTTTATCCAAAACACACATGAATAAAGACTACTACGACTTCCTGGCGAAGAACCAGGTCAATGGCCCATCTGGCTACTCTATTTCCTATGCCGGCGATACCATAGTCGCCATGCTTGATAGACTCAAACAAGAACATCTCAACGGTTTTGTCAGTACTATAACCCAACCAAAATATCAACCTGGTACGCCATTTACCAAAAAGGTTGCTGCAAACTGCGATCTAGATCAATCAGTTGTAGATGCCTGGTTTGGCGATCCCAAATATGACTACTTTCTAAAACACTCCATGGCCGAAATAGCATACAAAGAATCCATTTATGGTATTTTTGGCAATGCACTTGATCAGGCCATTGCTGACCAGTTCAACATCGATGCAGAAAACATGCTGACCCAACTACACATATTGAAACCTGGCCACTATTTTCCTTTGCACTACGACCATGTTAGAAAAAATTACGAAAATGATTCAGGTAGCCAACAGGTCAAATACATTATATTCTTCGACGACTGGGCACCAGGCCAAGCCATGCAAATGGGCGACGATTTTATCAAATGGAAACGTGGCGATGCTGTAACTTTTGATGTACGCAACACTCCGCACGGTAGTTGTAACTTTGGGCATACCGATCGTTATGCTCTGCACATAATGGGTGCAACTATTTAATAACTTCGTCTTTGGTATACTTGGACCAGTCAGTAAAGCGTTCACGAGTTCTTAGGTCATGCAACTGATGACACCAAACACCTGGATTTGTTTTGGCAAATCCTTTGTCATCCAACTTGATTGTGGCATTATATCCCAGCAGTTGTATATAGGGTAATTTTACCGAAATCATTGGAATGAAGTTGTTATAATCAACTAGACTGCTTTCAACTAGTCCTTCAGTGCAGGACACATCCAGATCCAATGTACACAGGAATCCACGTTGTAGGCAGTCGGCAATCATTGATTCCCATTCACGCCAGGCATCGCCGTCATTGACATCTAAATTGGGAAAACTTTGATTGGCACCAAAATAGATATGAGTGCAGTTGTTGTTTAATGCTTCTTGTACGGCAATTTGGCTATCTTGTATACCGACCACAAACAGGGTTGTGTGCCCATATGCTGGCGAGTGTTCTACTTCTTGGCCAATAAAGAAACTTACTGCTTCGTGTCCTGCTCTTTTCATATATTACTCGCGATGTTGTTGAGTTTGTATTTTAGCAATTTCATCTTTTAAATGCAACCGTTGTTTCTTCAAAACTTCAAGATTAGCATCTTCAAATACTCCAGTTGATTCTAATCCATCAATGCGTTTATCCAATCGATGGTGTTCTTCTAACAGATGTTTCAAATGATTTTCTTGGTGTTGTGTCATTAGGCCTCCAGTTGGTCAAGTCGTGATTCATCAAATTCTACTTCGGGTTCTGCTTCATCTTCGCTACCATCTTCAAACTCAAATAGTGCGTTAAAGTTGGTCAGGCTATTGCGTGTTTTCTTACCTTTGAAGCCACGTGTGCCCACGATTTCCATCCAGTACTCATCGTATTTTTCGATGATGGCTTCAGCTTCGGCTCGGGTAGGAGCAGAAAATATAGCCTCTACAATGTCCTCAAAGAACGCATAGTCACCTTCACTGCGCCGCATCATGGCTGGATGAGCACCTAGATCAAATTGACGATTAGCACGTTGTACTGACTCGATATGCATCCATACATTATGTCCCATTAAGAGTGCATAACTAAAACTATCCCACGATGTTTTGCCTTCTTTACCATTCTTATTGACATCGCCCGGCTTGTATACACAGATATCTTTCATTTGACACAGCGCACTGAGTGGACTTTCGTCAAAGTGATGTATCAGTTTATCCTGTAGCACAGCATCTCTAAAGGGTCTGGTGTCGGTTGCGTATTTTTTATCATCCACGATGGGACTCATGCGATATGACCATTTGCCGCCATCGGGTAGGTCAATGTGATGATATACCTGTCCATTGGCTGTGGCTAAGAATGGGCTAGCACAATCAAATGATATTGTAAAACTAGGATTAACATATTTCCTAATAGCACGTTGTATAACTGTGAGCAAGACTGCCCATTCTAGTTTGCTTGTGCCCAAGAAGTGCATCCAATCATGAACACCTTCCTGTAATAGATTATCGTAGCGCAGAGCCACTAGTCTACGCAAGATCAAGTGTACGTCACACATGTTCTGTCCGCCCATGGCCCAGCCATCAAAGTGTGTGTCGGGATAAACCGCAGGATCACAATAGTGTTTCATTGTCTGATACCAATCTTCTGCTTCTTTATGATTGGCACCTTGTAACACGTTTAAGAACCGGGCACCACCATTGGCAACACCCTTGCGGTGTTTCATAAAGTAGTCATTGTTGTACTTGGTAGCATCTACAGCTTCTTGGTGCGTGGTAATCTGACACTTGGCGCTGGCATGTGGATCATGCACTACCCAGGTCGGAATATCAAGAATCATACCGTAATCAGCAATGCCGTCCAGCCAAGCCAAAACTTGTTCACGTTTTTTCTGGGCCTTCGGGCATCCTGAATGGGCCTTCCAATCTCCTTCCCATAATCCTTTGGCAATCTGGAATCCACCAGAGTCGCCTAGCATTAGTGTGTTGGGGTCTCGATTGCGTACCATATCCTCTGACCAGTCCTGTTTGTTCAGGTCGAGGTTTGCGTGGCCACCGGAGTAAAGTGACCACTTATAAGGGAACAATGCCTTGGTAGGATTTAACCAATTCATCATTTCCATATCTGTCAATCCAGCTGGCATACGTGCTGGGTCTACATAATTATCGTTGCGTTGCTTACCTACAAATGTGGCATAGAAGCCACTGATGGCTGGAAGAAACACAGCATAGTCATTCTGTTTAGCGGTTAGGTTGTCTTGGGTCATAGTAATCTTTTCAGTGTCGGTGACAAATCTACATGCGGCATTGTTGCAATGGTTTGTAATTGTTCTACTGCCAGCGGATGCAAGGGATTGTCAGTGTTAATTATAACATCCTGGCTGGCGAAGTTGTCAAATGTATTCCAATCAGTTACATGGGTATATTTTGCAGCAAATCCGTAGTCTCTGCACATATTGGCAAAATTTATCATGTCTCCTGCATTTGTAACACTGATACAAAACATTAAATTTACATCAACTCCTGGCCTGCGGTTTTCAGCCAACCAATCTAAATTTTCTTTGATAACTGAAAATTTACCCGGACGCCTGACTTGTTCATATATTTCTTTGGTTCCGGCATCAACACTGATTTTAAAAGTTTTAATATTTGGCAGTATTGGGCTGTTGGGCAACAATTTTTTCATCAACAGGCCATTGGTAGCCAGTTCAATGCTGTGATTGGGCAATGGGTTCCAGTTTAAAAATAGTGGTCTCATGATCAAACTGGCCAATGGATCACCATTGCCCGACATGACCAAATTCGTTGGCTGATCAAACTTGTTAATTAACTTTACAAAGTGATTGACCTGAGCCAGTTTCCGTTCAAATAACGGACCACTAGTGTGATTAATCATGCCACGTCGGCAGGTAGGACAAGCAAGATTACAACTTTCATCTATGTTGATGTTGATATGATGCCCGGATATGATGTCTCGTTCAATGATACCACAATCAGTTACAGCACAATAAGTAAAGGTTTTATCTAAAATAGTCTGTTGTAATACCTGTGCAGCGTCGCTGGTCCATACATCTTCTATAGCGTCAAAGTCGGTTATTGCTCCAACTGGAATAGGCAAGTGTGCTTCACATAGACATACAAAACAATCACCTTCCAAATTGACAACCAGGGTTTTCCAAGGTTGTGTGCAGTGATGTGTAATGGGCGGACCTGAATAGTTTTGTCCACGCACATGCGACTGCATCCACGTGGTGTTAAACAATCTCAAATCAAGTTTATCTTGACCCATAGTATTCCACTGAATCCATTAATCTGTAATCTTCTTCATAGTAGTTTTTAATCTGTGTAAGATATTTAGATTTTTCTAACTGGGCACGAAAAATTTCTTGAAATCTTCGGCGGTCCGGACTGGATTCACTCACGTGCTGAAACTCGTACTTGTGGTAACGATTGGGTATACCGTGATCATCCAAGAATGTACTAAAGTCTTCTCTATAGTAAGAATCACATCTAAAGAACGTACAGCGGTCAGTATCAAGCCCGTGTATGAATTTTATCTGTTGCTCGGTATGGTCATCAAAGCACACACGATCAAAAATAATATCCAGGGTTTCTGTTGAGTCAATGGCAAGAGTCTGATGATACAGAGTCAGGTATTCGGCAATACCACTGAGCCAACGTTCTACAGGATCACGCAAGACCACTAGTGCATGTTTGTCCAACTGATCTGTGTGATAGTTGTAAAACTCCCACCCAAGATCTTTTAGATTGGGCTTGGTCCATGAACTGGCGTTTTTGGGAATGTTTACATACATGAGATCACCGCCAGGGTGACTCATGCATTGGCCAAACACGTGACCTTTGTTTTTCCAAGTAGTTAAAAACCCTGCGTCTACAATCACTTTGTCTGTGCTGGCAACATGTATTTGTAAAGGGCAAGACCAGAATCGACGGTAATTTCAGCAACACCTTCATCGGAGATCTTAAATGTTTTATCGCCGGGCAAGCTCAAAATGCTATTTACTACTGCAACTGGCCAGTATAGTTGTTTGGACAAGGTACCGCTGGTAGTAGCAAATGTAAACGAACCAGCATGACTGCTGGCATCACCAAAGAAAAACTTCAGTTCGCCACCTTCTGTTTTACTACTGAATGCTGTGGCATCTGAATGCGCCTGTGTTTGAAACTTTAATTTTTGAATACTGGCCGCAGTAGGTACAATTTCTACACCCCACTTGACCTGTTTCATTTTGACATTCTTGAGTTGATCATTGATCACTGCGGTACTCATAAAGCGATAGTTGTTTTTAAAGTCACCATCTTTGTTGACAAAAGTTACACCGCTAGGAACTTCAGTACCATCTTCTTCTTTTTGTGTACTGACCGTAATTGTTGCATCTTCCTTGTAGACTGGAAGATTAAGAATAGTGTTTAGTCGATCCAGGTTGGGCATACCAAAAGTACCAATAAAGTCAGGAAGTGCCTTTTTAAATTCCGCATTCAACACAACAGTTTTGGTCTGTTGGTCAAAGGCATTGATACTGGTTGTGTCTTCGGTACCAGTAACCTTGATCATGTTGATAACACCCAGGCCATAAGTGTGTTGTACAATATCTAATAAGTAATCACGCATAGTTTTCTCCGTTAATATGTTAATTGTAGATGAGTATTTAGAAAAAGTCAAACATTAATAAATTTTATTTCGCCCATTACCTGGTGAAGTTTATTTGTTTCAAGTACGCCAGGTTTACGTAATTCTAAGGAACTTATGTTTGGTTCAAAAAATGAATCAGTTTCCAATTCAAACCCAATGCTTTCACTCAAGGCCAACAACATGCCTTTTGGCATATAGGTCTGTGCAAAGCACTCAGCCATTCCGGCTCCAGCAGGAGTATCGCCGTCGTTGTAACTGAAAAAGAATGTGCCACCGGGTCTCAACAGACTATAAATTTGTTTTAGATAGTGTTTCATGGTGTCGAGACCAACATAGTTAAAATATCCCCAGCTGAACACCAGGCCAAATTGATTGGCCGGCAATACTGTGAGGTCGTGATCGACCAAATTGTACAGGCGTACTCTGCGTTGAAATTCTGGAGTGAAATTTGCAGTTGCCGCAGTTAAAAATTCCTTGTGCAAATCTATCAGGTACAGAGGGTCGCTGGAAATCATGTATTGTGTCCATTCGCCATCTCTACATCCAATTTCCAATGCAGGGTAGCGCCAGCTGGTATGCAACATGATACGATGTTTTATGTAATCCTCAATGTCTGGGCGAACATTAATTCTACGATTGTTTCTTATGTGTTCAACACCGCCGGTATTTTCTTCCAGATCATAATTGTTGGCAAACAACCGATGTGTGATTACATCAATTTGGTCATTGAGTGTTTCCAAATGAGCCTGTAATTTAGGGTCCGTTGCTTTGATTTGATCAAGTATTTGATTGTAGTACTGGTTCAAGTCATTGATAAATTTTAAATTTTGTTCGTCAATGCCATTTACCTTGATGGTTAGACTTTGAATATTATCAATTAATTTTGCCAGTTCTTTCTCCACTGGATCAGTAACCAAAGTTTCCAGTAGATGCTTTCTCAGGGATACCAGTTCATACAGGGCCATGGCTATTCCCAGGTAAACAGATCGTCAAAGGTTGTTTTGATGTCAGTAGATTCAGCAATTCGCCAATCTAGTACACCCAACAAGTTTTCTACCTTTTGATCCACAATGGTTGATTCCATACTTGAGTCATCAAACGGTAACTCTTTAAACCAGGCAGGGATATGTGTTTCGTCTGTAGGATATCCTACACTTGTAAGCCCTAAGGGATTGTCCTTCAACTTGCACACAATGGTTTTCATACCGTCTACAATGGCAGTTGAATAGTTGTCACCGTGCATCTTTTTCAATCTATTCCAGTTCATTGCGGCACGAACATGTCCGGGCATGTTGGCTTTACCAAGACGTGCTTCTTCGGCTGTGTACTTGGTCAAGTTGTTGACACGTTTGGGAGTACCTTTTTCCCAGGCCGGTCTGTCGGCAAAGGCGATCTTGAACTCCTTGACCTTGGCAATAATGTGTTCACGTTCCTTGCCGGTCAGCACATCCAACAAGATACTGCTTAGGAAATCCTGTACAACCTTGGGAGTATCCGAACGCTTGAGATCCAGGCCCATGGCCTTGACCTTGCCTGGCTTGCCGTGTGTGTCCAAGCGTACACCTTCCATGTCGTAAATCAGTACAGCATAGCGTTTTTTCTTGATAAACAAGCCCTTTGAAGCAACCATTTCGCGACCGCCCTTGATAATAGCACCCATGTCTCTTGGGCAATGGCAAGCACGTTCCATAAAAGCCGGAAATGATTCGTTTACTGATTCAGCAATGGTATCATATAGCTGTACACAGATTTCTCTGTTCCACTCCATGCGACCCGCGGCTACTTCTTCTTTGATTTGCGGCCAGGCTGAGAAATAGACCGAGTCCGTGTCCCCGTAGATGATGGCTTCACCGGTATGATTGTATTCGCCCGTGATTGCTTCGTTGACGTGTGCATCCATGTGTTTCGCAATGATACGACCGGTGAGCGTAGTCGATTGACCGATACGTTGGTCAAAGAAGCGACAGCCCGGGTTAAGGATCGCACCGTAAAGTGAGTTAAGGTTAATTTTTTTAACAAGTTGCCTTTTGTCCCAGAACGCTTCATCTTCCTTAGATGTTGCGGTTTTCTTTTTAGCTTGCATTTCTTTACGTTCGGCATACCATCTCTCCAATAAGCCCGGGATAATACCCTTGATATCAAATCTAAATATAGTTCCATTGGCACTAAGGGTCCAAGGTTGGTTCGAGTCAAATACCAGGCGCCAGACATCCTTGGCACTCATAACATCCTCAGTTCCATCGGCCCAGTCTAAGGTAATTTCTGTACCTGGTTCCATGTTCATGACCGCTTGATACTCTAATGTACCAAACATGTTTTCCCAGGCATCAGCAAAACTTGATCCACCACTGATCTTTTCTCGGATGTAGTGGTCAGTCATGGTAGTTCTTAGTTGCCCGACGATTGTTTCTGGCCCCATGTTAAGAGCACGGATCGCTGAGGGGTAGAGCGAGTTAATGTCAATTGCTCCGATGTATTCGTGCATGCCTCTTTTGGGGAAAGCAACATAGGCACCTGCTGCTTGCGTTTCACCGTGATCATCTCTGCTTCTCCTGTTAGGTACTACCATGTTACGACTATGTGCTTCATTGATAATAGCTTGTTCAGTAACTGCTACTGCACCCATTGTGGTAGGTAGCAATACTGTGTTGTCGTGTGCCAGTTCGTTGGCCAGATCCAAGAAACGCAGTTTCCTGTCCAGTTTGACCAGCAACATGGTATCCTGTCTGTTATAGTCGATAAACTTGGGAAAGTCTCGGTTGTATAGTTGATCTAATGTGCCTTCGTATTGTGTTTTGCGTTCATCCAACTCGTATTCGCCAATGGCATCCAAGCTGTAGCTGTGTCGCTCTTCGTATGTGTACTTGCGATACAGTTGCATATAGTCCATGTGTATACGACCAATCAGGTCAAAGGTTAGGTTCTCAGCACCAAAGCGTTCAAAGGTACGTTGCTTGGGATATTGGCCCCACAGGCATAGTCTGCGTGTGTCGTCTTTTGATAGCACACGATTGATACGCATGGTGGTATAGGGAATATCAAAACCCTCTGAGTTCCAACCCGACAAGATATCGGCATCTTCAATCAAGTCAAGGAATGTGTTGAGCAGGTCTTCTTCACGTTCAAACAGATAGCAGTTTTCGTACTGCCGACAAATTTCTTCAGCGGTATCCCACGAGTAGTTCTTGGGCGGAATAACCAGGGTTACCATTTTTTCCATCCAGTCTAGATAGACCGAAATAGCAGTAATGGCATTGAATGGATCTTCAGGTTTTGAGAAACCACGTTCAGGGTCAAAGTCAACCTCAATATCGAAAAAGGCTGTTTGTAGTTTTGGTGATTGGGCGCCTAGATAATTTTCTTCCAAGCAACGGAAGATAGGGTTGATGTCTGACTCCCATAGGCGCTTGCCTGAATTAATACGTTGTTCTTTGTGGAATTCTTTGCCGTTGCGTGTGGCAAATCTTGTGACTGGCGTTCCATAGATGGTCTGGAACTTACCACGTGGATCATCGTAGTAGAATACATAATTGGCTGGGTACTCTTGATAGACCCGTTCGCCATTGACACGTTCTACCACGTGAATGCGATCATGCTCGCGATCAAACAATGCGTCAATATAACTCATAAATCTCCTGTGTGTAACTTTGAGCTTACACTTGCTCTACATGCCCTTAAAGCGGACGAATCTTATTGTACTACTTTATAGCTGCTAATACAAGTTTAGTTAGACCAACTGAGTCAATGCAAAATAACAGAGCATAGTTGGCCAACATGCCAAACGATCCACGTGTCCAAGCGGCCCAGGAATAGATCAAGGTGCTGATGACCCAGATGGTATACAACTGTAGTAATGGTGGATTGGGTATAAAATAAGTCATACCCAAGGCACACCCTACACTACCAAACCAACCTACTATTTCCAACACACAACGCAGGGGATACTCTTCGTAGTCTCGGCGTATGTAGTCAATGGTTTTTGAAAATATCAAAGTGTCTTACCTACGGTTTCAAGAATTGTGTTTAACTCTTCATGATCGTTGTTGGTATCAGTTAATTTGGCCTTTTGTGCAATTTTGATAGCTTTCTTTAGGATAGCTGGTTTGATTTCCATTTCTTCTGCAATGGCTTTGACGGTATCACTGAGTCCGGCATTCAAGTCTTCAATTTCCTGAAGTACTGCCATGCCTTCGTTGATAATCTGGGTCAATTTGGCTTTTTGCTCATTGCTAAACATACGTGCTGACATTCGAATCTCCTTGTTAATTGAACTAGTATATACTATTTAATGGTAAAATGCAAGAGAAGTTTGAAAAAATTGCTCACTTTAAAAACGCCTTCCGGGGCACGACTCCCAAACGTTTTAGACCAGCAGCCGGTCCACACTAGTAACGCATAACGTCCTAAGGTAGTGTGTTCTTTAATAAATATCTAGTGCGGTTGCAATACGGACCGATGTGGATTGAAGAACCCGATGACTTTCCGTATTTTTCATCTGGGCAACAACGAATTGGCAGGCGAGTTTCATTAAACATCACCGCACACTTATTTCTTCTTGCCAGACTTCATGTTGGCACACCAGTGATACATTTTAGCACGTTCTCCTGAAGCATTTTTGGCCTTCTTACGTAAGTCGGTTACACTCCCCGAGCAACTAGCACCTGCACGTTTAACCCGTCCTGGACGACTTTTACCTTTTACCTTGCCGTCGGCAAAGTTTTCTTTCAAGAATGTATCGGCTAATTTTTTACACAAAGATTTGAGTTTTGGATTGTCAGATTCAATGCTGTCATCATGTGCCTGTGTGGGATCTTTATAACCGCAATAGACATATTTGATGCCATATGATTCAATTAGGTCTTCACAACTTTCACCAGACCGTTCGTCCATTGGGCGATTACACGGACTCAATGTAGTAACAATAATACATTCAGGTGTTATGTTGTCGCAACGTTCTAATGCAGCACGTTCTGCGTGTACACGACGTCCATCTTCGCCTTCGTAGTTAACACCATATATGAGCTGGCCGTCTGGGCATACCACACAGGCACCAACCATGCCATAAAAATCATTGTCTGACTCTTGGCCGTTGAGTACCATCTCACAGCAACGTGTGAGTATACGATCCAATTCTTCTTGGGGATCAGACTGGGGAGTAAGGATTTCTTGGGCTATCATAACCGTCGTCTTCGGGCCATACAGGATATTGGGTTGGATTCATTTTAGTCCAAAATATTCAGGATTGTGTTCAGCAAAGTCGCGCATGACAATGCCTGCATTAGCATTGGCTTCGTTTTCTTGATCAGTACCTGTTTCGCCGGCGCCTGGTGGTAGATTGTCTTCGGAATCCTGTTTGTAGTGTGTTAGCTCATGAGCCAGGGTGCGTAGTACATCAACAGGATGGCGCCCACCGGTTACCAAATAGATACATTTATCTGCGGGTTCATATTGACCAAATGTAGTGTCACGAGGTTTATCTAGTAAGACTATTTTAGGAAGATGGCGAATGCCAACTTGGTCTGCAACCCATTGAATATGATCCTTAACAAAAGAATTGGTTCGATTCTCTGTTAAGACTTCATGGATTTTCATTTTGTTTTTTTAGATCGTAAAGTGATTGGACCACGTGGTTGATGTGGGCTTACCTTATGCACATCATCTGCTTCCATACTTTTTTGATTACTGAGTTGATTTACTGGACCAACTCCTAACATTTCAGCAGCATCTTTGATCATGGCAAATTCTTCATCTGTATAGCAGGTAAACAAAGGATCGCCTGCCATGGCACCAGCGGCCGCCATGTATTCGCCAGTGCCTTTGCCATCTACCAAGCCGGTAGCAATCATAAAACGATATTGTTCATATGCACTACCATTGGATTTGTTCATACTGATAGCAGGCAAACTCGCAGCACCTTTTAAGGCTGCAATTTGATCACCGGCTAATTTGGCAGAATCGGCATGATGATCAGCGGCTTCGGTAATAATTTCGTTTATTTTCATTTTGTAGTTGCCCTTAGCATCCATGCGTGTTTTCTAAATGCATCCATACGTTCAGCTAAAAAGTTACTGAATCCGTGTTCGCCTTCCGATTCGGCAAGATCATAAACACGTTTGAGTATTTTGACCATGTTGTCTGCGTCTTGTAACAATTCATCAACCATGGCTATGCCTGGCATTATTTCTGTTTCGTCTGCAATCTGTGTTAGCATACTGAATCGACTATTTGATCCAGGGGCATAACCACCTAGGCTACGAATCTTTTCTGCAAACTCATCTACTGTGCCGTAGACTTCTGTGTAGATAGTTTCAAACAGACTATGCAGTTCTTGGAAGTTGATGCCCTCCACATTCCAATGAAAAAAATGTGCTTTCAAGTAGAATGTGTATTGACTTGCAAATCCAATCTTAGCGGCTTTAATTAATTGTTCCATAGTACTATTTATTCTGATTTTTAAACCACGACTCTGCAATCATCAGCATGGTTTCTAATTGCTCCACTGATTCACAATGCCACTTACGTAGGGCTAGTGCTTTGCGTGTTGGCTTTCCGTTGGGCTTTTTCATTGGGCCCTTCATACCACCCATACGAGCACAGAAGCTCTTACGACGCTTGGTTGCCTTGCTACCCTTTTTCAACTTTGAAGGCTTGGTAGTTACTGCTGTTTGTAACTTAGAGCCAGGATGTTCGCGACGATAACTAGCAACACCCTTTTTGTTTAGGCCGCCATTTTTGTTTTTGCCTTCTTTGCGCTTCCAGGCTGCAGATTCATCAAATAGTTCAGCTACTCTCATTTAATATCCTTAAACACATCTTGTAATGATTCTAATAGATCGTAGGCTCTGGCATGTTGCCGTTGGTCACGTTCTCGTTGTAATTTAGTCCAGTAGTTTTCTTTAACTGGCTTAGGTTTCTTTTTGTCTGCGTTATTAAATGCCGCATCTAAATCTTTAGTGGCACTTTTGACGGCATCCTTGGCTGTCATTATTTTGGCACGAGTCCATTTACCTTTGCTGTAATCATAGTCATCAATGTTCCAACCAGCGGCACCTTTTTGACTCTTGTCCATTTCTTCGATGCTTTCATTAGGCACACAGTTGTTGACTCTAACGCCACCTTTGATCTTGGTGCCTTCTTTGTGCTTGCCTGACCAGCATTTGGCATCCAGACGTTGTTTGATTTCATCAACCTTACCGCCCACTGGGCTGGTGCTGTCATTGGCCATAAAGTCATTGCTGTCCTCATCCATGATGGGCATTAGTGTAATCTTATCTGCTTTGGCCTTGTTACCTTGATTGTATAACTTCTTCTTCCAGTTGTCGTGGAATTGACGAGCTTGTTCATAGTAGTCAAATTTCTTTACAGGCTTGCCAGCTAGGCAAACAGCATATGGTTCTACCTTTTTAAAGTCCTGATAACCTTCGTCGACTTGATCTTCTTTGTCGGCATAGTGATTATACTCAACATCTGACAAGTGCATGCTGTGGCGACCGTGATTGTAAAGATTCACAATAACAAATTTTCCGCTTGGACTAAATTCTTCAATCTCACCGGTCTTACCTTCAAACTCATTTGGCGCCGTAACAACGACAGGATCACCTGTATGTAAACGATCTTCGTCTACACCAGTCAATGCTATAACAGGTTCTCCAGCAGCTTCAGCTGTCCAATTGTTGTGTTCACTGGACCAGGCATTGTCGCCTGCCGACCAAGAATCTTCGCATACGCAACGATCTGGGTTGATAGAATTGCCGCAACCAGGACAAGTTTGTCCATAAAGTGTGTTCATCTTTTGACCCACGGCGCTCTTGGCCAATTGTGGGCTCATTGGACGACGTGCTGGTTTTTTGAGTACAGCTTGGTTACGATACTTCCAGAATTCTTTGCTGATTCCGTAGGCTTTTTGGAACTGCTGATCAGTTAGACGTTGTAAATCTTGACGACCAATGTCGATGTCGTTCATAGCACCTTCTTCCATTGGGAAAGTACGAGGATCTGGTAAATTCTGTGTTCGGCCGTTGTTGAAATTTAGATAGTAAGCACCATCGGGCTTTTGCTGTATACGTGCTTGGAAATCGTGGAACAGAATCTGTTTCATTTGATCTACTTTGGCAGTAGGCACAGCAGGGTTGAATGCAGATTTTAATATTTCTAAAGCGTATTGATAGGCCTTGACTTCGGCTGGCACCTGAGGTTGCCCAGTCATGGGTATTACGTCACCTTCTTTGATTGGCAGGCTTTGCTGTATTTCGCCTACCAATTGTCGTATAGTTCTAAGAACATTTAGATTACTAAAAATTTTCTTCCACGCATCCAGTTGTTCGGCCTGATTGGGGTATTTTACCATGACATATTCCCATATGCGAGCAACTTCCTCAGCAGGAACGGTCACATTAGCAGGACCATAATACAATCGTGCATCGCGATCACGCAGTTTTCCAGTGCCAAATGATTTGGCATTGTCTTGTATTTGTTTGTCCACCGGATCTATCGCTGGCGGATATTTGTATGTTTGTGGAGCACCTGGTGATAGTTGGTTAACCATCGACCCAATTGCTGGACTGGTAGTAGGCTCTGCGCCCTCTCTCATATTGGCAACTTTTTTCATTGGTTCTTCTTGCCCTTGTGTGCCCCATGGGCCATGTATAAGTTGTCCCATGGCGCCCAGCTGACTATAGTCAGGTTTCTCATCAGGAGCCTGTGCTGTAGGTTCTGCTGTAGTTTGATCTTTCTTGGCGGCTACAGCGTCGGCATCGCGTTGTTTTGGACTGCCGCCAACTCCAAAGATTCCAGCGGTACTAGGTGCCTTTCCTTTGCCTTTGAATGGTAATTCTTCTTCTGGGGGAGCAAGAGTTTGAGCCATTTGTCCAAGTGCTGTACTGGTAGTGGGTTCAGGTTGTTTGTATTGATCCAACTGATCAGCGGGACTAACCACACGTCCAGCTGGTGTAGCGGCAGGAGTAACAGCTGGTTGAGCAGCGGTGGTTGCCTGTGCAGGTGCTGTAGCAGTAGTAGCAGTAGGCATGGCCAGCACGTTACTGGGTTGAGTTGCCGGCAAGGTAGATGGAGCCAACCGAGGTGCGCCTGCAACACGTGCCGCTGGAGCTGGTGTAGCGGGCCTAGCAGGTGCCGCTGGAGCCTGTGCAGTTGGTCCAATAGGAGTACCAGTCCTGGGTTCAAATGTTTGTGTAGGTTTGGCAACCGGTGCGGGTTCTGTTGTGGTACCTGTGGCCTTGGACAAGGCAGATACACGTTGATTTAATGCTTTGATTTCTTTTTCTTGACGAGCATTTTGTTCTTTTTCTTGGTCAAGATCTTGCTGTTGTCCAGCTACCCAACTTGCAACGGCAGCGGTATCATCTTTACCAGTTGAAGGGTCCAATCGACGACCTTGCTCAATGCCGCGCTTGATGGCCGCATTTTGAGTTCGGTTATAAAGATCTTTGGACTTTTCAAATAAATCAAATATAAACATTACTTCTGTCCCATGTTGCTCTGTTTGATAGCATTGGCTACCTGTTGTACCTGTCCTTGATTACCAGTTGTCAAGAGTTTTTCTATCTGCTGACCAAGACCCATTGTTGTTTTCTTGGCATTTGAATCTAGACCTTGACCGGTTGTTGCCGCGGCTGGATTAGAAGCAGTGGCCACAGCTGACTTAGCAGCTTGACCCACGCTGACTGGAAGATTTGTTCCAGCGGCTTTGAATTTATTTAAACTTTGTTGTGCATTACTGATTTCTTTGGCTGTCTTGGCGGCATCAATGGAATTGGTTCCAGTAGAACTTGTTCCTTGTGCTGGATTGTTAGCGCCAGCAATTTCATTCATAAATGCGTCCCACTCTTCGTCGACATTTAGTCTACGAGTATGTATTGGGCTTTGGCTATCATCAACTCCGGCTCCTTGTACATAGTTGGCTTCAACGCCACTTTCTTCCATGCCGCCTACACCCTGGCCTGGCTTGGGTGGATTAGGATCTGTGCCTTTCCAGTAGCCGCCAAAGTGAGGGCCGTCAGGATGATGTTCAGCATCAGCCATGGAGCCTTCGTCCATTTCGCCCATGATGGCGTCCCAAAATTCAGCATGTTCATCGCCCCACTTTTCGCAGAACTGGTCGCGTGTCATGCGCTCAGCATCTTTCCACATGGCTTCTTTGGTCATGCCTTCGGCCATGCCGTGATGTTGTTTTTGCATATCACGCATGTGTCGTGCATATTCAGGATCTTTTGCCATGCGATCATACACTTCAGGTGAATACTTGCCTGCGGCTGTATTGACCTGTTTGGAACGAGCAATGTCGGCCTGTGTTACTTGAGCATGTGCCCAAGGTTCGTCCATGTCGCGCTCGTCATATTCGCTTTCAGTTTTGGGCTTTTTATGTGCCTTCTTCATGGCAATGGCAATGGCGGCCTGCTGTGCTGGATTAGCAGCCTCATCAAGACGTTTAAATGTTTCCAGGATCTTGCTAAAATTATTATCCATTACTTGGCTTTCTTTACTTTAACAGGACCACCTGGAGTACGTTGATTGGTATATGTCTGTTGACGTTTGATAACTTCTGTAGGCATTTCGCCTAGGCTTTTGACTGCTACGCCAATGCTGGCCGAACCAGTTGCACCGCCTGTTGCGTTTTCGTTTAGACTTTCAGCAAAAGCACGTTCTGCACGTTCAGCATCAAATCCTGCAACTTCTTCACTGCCGCCCATTTCTTGTTGGCTGGCAATATAATCTTCAACGGTAACCATCATGCTTTTGGCAATTGCAATCTTTTCCTTGCACCATTCGTCTAGGTCTTCACTGCCGCGAACACGTTTGGCTAGGTCAGCTGTTACACGCATGATGGTGTGTAGGTTGTTGACAACCATACTGATTTCTTCTTCTGATTCAGTGGCGTAAGTATTGATAAAATCTGTTGTTTTCATTGCTTTTTTCCGTTGTTACTATATTTATTACTCTGTTGTAACAAACTCAAAAGTACTGGGAGTACCATCTAGCGTTACATTTTTTGCCTGCATAATTCCATTTGATCCTACCTGTTCAACAGCAACATTGTGCGGACCCGGTTTTAAACTTACAAGTATATTTTCTCTAATAAAAATATCTCGCCCACCCCAGGTAAAGTCTCGTTCAGTCAACAGGTTACCGTCTACAAACACTCGATAACGTGGAACTCGATCTCTCCAGTTAAAATACACATCCACCGTGATCAAGTGATCTTTCATTGGGGATTAAATGCCAGCTCAAGACGTTTCTTTTCAAGAGCCGCAATCTTTTCTTTAAGTTTTTCCACATACTGCGCTGGCAACTCTTCGGTGGCAATACGCTGTTTAATTTCGTCAATGTCTTGATTAAGGAATTCAATGTGACGTGCGGCCAATTTATCAACAGCTGATTCGCCTAATCTATCTCGTACCCAGGCCAGATCCTCATGAATGCCTGTGCCAATGTTGCTTTTGACTTTCTTTTGCTGTGTTGGGCCACCAGGATTTTTACGACCAGTCAAGCCAAACGCCCGCATTTCTTTGCCCAGGGTAGCACCGGTGACTGCATTTTGATCACCGGCAGTGGCCATGACATAACGTGGATCATTTCCACCACGTACTACACCTACTCCGCCGGCTTCGGCCACAGGCTCTTGAGCGGGTTTTGGAACTTTTTGTAACTTGACTTTTTTGTGCAGGGTGTGTGGCTCAACAGGCTTGTGTGGAACCAATTTGGATGTCAATATCTGCTCGGCTTCCTGAGTATAACGACCAAACAGGTCTTTGACAATACTCTGACGTTCACTTTCACTGCTGGCCGCGTACATTTTACGCAACTCGGTGCCGGACTGCATGGGTTGACCACCAATGGCAAAATCAAATGTAGGCACGGTCATGATGTATCCGTGCTTTTCCATGTTCTCGGCCTGCCCAATATCTTTTAATGGTTGAAAATAAGGGTCTGACCCATCCTGTTTAGGAGCAAAATCAAAGCGTGGATCTTCGGCCATGTCCTTTTGGCTCACAGCAAATATAACTACGGTATTCTTGGGATTTGCTACCTGTACATGCCCGGTGTCTAAAATACTTTTGATTTGATAGGGTTGAACTGCTTGCACAATACGATCAGCAGGAACCCCAGTCAACTGCATAAAGTATGACTTTTCAGCAAAAGTAAAAGGGGATTTTGATTCGTTGTGTTTGTTGCTGGTAGCGATGTAGACGTTGCTACGACCAAACTTGCCGGTCAACCACTCATAAACAGCATGGTGGCCCTTGTGGAAAGGCTGGAATCTACCGGGGTAAATTACAAGTAATTGTGGTTCTGCAAGTTCTGTAAGAAACATAGTAATAGGCTCTCTATTACTATATTTATCTTAAATGTTTTCCAACAGCCAAATGTAGAAAGGTGATTCAAACTCAAATCGCCAGGATCCACGCCAGCCCAGGTCCACGCATTGAGTCAGTACGGGACGACTAGGATCATCAGCCTTAAAGGTCGATTTATCATAAATCAGTTGACCAACATCAATTTCGTCAATTTCTAAACTGCGTATATGCAGTAGCATGTCTTTTAAAATTTCTGTTTTGTCTTCGTTTTCAACGGTGTCGTTAAAATCTTTATTGTCTAATCTAACTTCAAGCGTTGTTTTGTTTTCTTCAATGATTTCTGCATCAAACTCAACAAAAAAACTCTCTCCACTAGGGACCGTAATTGGTTCTTTGGTACAAACAGGGGTGCCCTCAATGATAACACTATATTTGGGCACCTTTTTCCAGTAGGTGCCCGCCAGTTCGAGTTTAAAGTGTAACTTTTCTGACATGGTGCTCAATATCAATTAGCTGGTGCTGCTTGCAATGGACCATCAAGTGTGGCACCCTGAGCTTTCAAGGTATCTTCGATAATGCCCATGCTTCCACGTTGACCGATGGCAATCTTGTCCAAGTCTCCAGCATACTCATAGTGTCCCACGTGATTCAATAGAACTTTTGAATGTGCCCAGATTTCGCCACCAATCTCTTGCCAACGACGGCAGAACAACCAGTCTTCTGACAGGTAGTGTCCACGCTCATCGATCTTGCAATCAAAGATTGAGTACATCATGGGTTCGTACTGCTTGCCTAGGCCTACATCGTCCACATACTTGGTTTCTGGATGTGCGGCAATTAGTTTTTCGTACACGCTACGACGGAACATCAAGAAACCTGTGCCCATGGTATCCACGGTAAAGATATCACCCTGGATCTTGGTCTGTGGTTTCAAGTTGATAACATAGCTCACAGGCAAGGCTTTTTTAGGATACAAGCCGCCGATAACATCTTTGTCGTAGGCCAACATCTGTAGGATTGATTCAGGTTGGAAACGAATATCTGCATCAATGAACATAAAGTGTGTGGCCTGTGTATTGGTCATCATTTTGGCCATCAAGTTGTTGCGAGCACGTGTTACCAGGCTTTCGTTGACCATGGTATCCAAGCTCCAATTCAGTTTGGCTTGGCTAGCCAACAGGGTAAAACGCAAGAATGAAGTCATGGTAGGTTCACTTACCATGCCGCCGTAGCAGGGAATACCAATGTGCAGGTGGATCTTGCTAAAGTCAAATGGTTGACCTGCTTGCTGTTGCGCTGGTGCTGCTTGTTGCTCTTTTTGTTTTGCTGCCGCGGCCTTGATTAAATTTACAGCATCGCTTTGGCTGATTTTCTTATCGCTCATTGATATCCTCGTTTGGTTGATTTAAGCTGTTGTTACTTCAACAAGTGCGCCGGCACCTGCTAATTCTGCCACCACTGCTTCTAGGCTAGTGATTAGGTCTTCGGTTACGGCTGTTCCAGCGGAGTCCGAATCTTTGATTAATTTACTGATTTTGATTACTAGTACATCTTCTTGCAATTTTGCCATCACGGGCTCCTTGAAATAATATGCTATTATTTATTTGCTCATGACTACCAGCTCGTGACAATTTGAGACTATGCCCGGTGATATCAAATTTATAAAACTATTAATCTGGGGATCCTGGCTGTAGAAATACAGGTTCCAAATAAAGTTGTTGTTTTTTTGTAACATTTGTCGAGCACTTTTTGGTAATTGTATTTGATCCGGGCCCAGATTGGTAAGATATTCAAACAATTGCCGTTTTATTTCGGGAGTGTATCGCCCGTCTCTGAGTATTACCTTGTATCGATATCCTATATCAGTCTTGCGTAGAATTGCACCGGTATTCAGAATATCTTCTGCAGATTCGTCTATGGGCCCTGCTACGGATTCCAATCGATTCAGTTGCGCTTTACCTATATGGGTGTTGACAAAATCGACCAGCTGATCATTTGTTTCTGCATAAATCTGTATTCTTGGTTCTTCAACTCTAAGTTTGATTCCTAAAGTGCGATCGTGTCTAATATCTCTCAGTTTTGCCAGCAGTTTTGGATCAGCGTTGTCTAGATCTTTGTTAAATCTATTTCCCCACCAGCCACCTGGGTTGATATTTTTACTTACTTCGCGTCTATGGGCCAGTTCAGTTTCTATTGTGCCTTTGCCATCGATCAATCGACCCGCTGGACAATAAACAACTACCTTGTATAGATATTTGCCGAAGTATTTTTTAGTGGTATGCTCTACAGCAATATTAGGATTGGACCGAGTCCAGAACAATGTATCCATCGCTATCTATCATAGGTGCGGTTTGTGTAAATTGGTCTACAACAGCAAACACAAACTCTTTTTCTTGAACATCAACTTCAATCAAACTATTTAAAGGTATGGATTCAAATAGTATTTTCTTACTTAGCGGAACTTTAATCAAATCATTAATTTTACGAGCCAATGGTCTGGCACCCAGCTTGCTGTCATAGCCAATCTCGGCTAGATAATCCACAGCAGATTCGGTAAGCCTGATACGTAAAGATTTTTCACCAAGCAACTCATTGACTTCGGTAATAAATTTAGCAACAATCTTCTTGATACTGATTGTATCTAACTTGTTGAATTTGCAAATGCCATCTAAGCGATTACGGAACTCAGGTTTAAAGAAGTCTCGGACTGCTTTATCATCTTCACCAGACTTTTGCAGTTCGCGACCAAAGCCAATGTTGTTCTGTTCGTTGGCGCTGGCACCCAGGTTGCTAGTTAGAATAATGATGGCGTTACGTGCATCTGCTTTCTTGCCATTTGAGCTGGTAATAGTGCCTTCGTCCATCAACTGCAACAGGATATTCATGATATCTGGATGTGCCTTTTCAACTTCATCAAATAGTACAATGCAGTTGGGATTCTTTTCAATGTCGCTAATTAGTAAACCGCCGCCCAGGTTTGAGTCATCGTAGCCTACATAGCCCGGGGGAGCACCAATCAACTTGGCCAAGGCATGTTTTTCTTGGTATTCACTCATGTCGTAACGTAACATCTTCATGCCCATGCCTTCGGCCAACAACTTGGCCAATTCAGTTTTACCTGTACCAGTTGGACCCAGGAATAAGAAGTTACCAATTGGCTTGTTCATAGGCTTTAGGCCTGCACGTGCTACGTAGATTTTTTCCAGCACAGTTTCAACCACTCGATCTTGCCCGTACAATTTGTGTTTGATAGTATCTTCTAAGTTGACCAAGCTCTTGGTTGATTCTGACCCAATTTGTTCTGCGGGAATTTTCGTAAACTTACTGATAATGTCAACGATATGACTCTTACGACAAGTCCATGCCATGGCATTGATCTTTAATTTAGCACAGGCTGTGTCAATTAGATCGATTGCCTTGTCTGGCAAGCGTTTGTCTGGCTGATAACGTACACTCAGTTCTACAGCGGCATCAATGGCTTCATCGCTGATAGAACCACCGTGGAAAGATTCAAAGTATTCTTTGAGTCCGTTTAGTATTTCTTTGGCCACTGCTGATGTTGGTTCCTCAATGGTCATGCGTACAAAACGACGCATCAGGGCACGATCTTTTTCAAACGATTGTGTGTACTCTTCCCAGGTGGTTGATGCTAGGACTTTGATATTGCCTTTGCTCAGAGCTGGTTTGATCATGTTGGCAAAGTCTACTGAGCTGTTGCTACCTGACCCTGCTCCACGCATCTGATGTGCTTCATCAATAAACAGGATGCACTTGCCCTTGGCCTGGAGTGCTCCAATAACGTCTTTGAACTTTTCTTCAAACTCACCACGATACTTGGATCCAGCAAGCAAACTACCAATGTCTAGGTTATACACGGTATAATCACGTAGATATTCAGGAACCTGTCCATTGATGATGTTACGAGCAAGTCCTTCGGCAATGGCAGTTTTACCAACGCCAGGATCACCAACCAACAACACATTGCTCTTGTTGCGTTTGGCCAAGACCTGGGCAATTTCATCCAGTTCAAACTCACGTCCTACCACAGGATCAATTTTGCCATCGTTGGCCGCAACATTTAAATTTTCACAATACTCTCGCAAGATTTCGTCTGCACGAGCATTCATTGGCAAACGCTTTGGCTTGGATTCAACATAGTATTGATTGTAAAAATCCACTATCTGGCTGCGTTCTAGGCCATACTTGATAAAGAAGTAACTGGCATGACTATTGGTTTCATTGCAGATACTTAGGAAAATATCAATGACCTGCACATGGTGTCGTCCGCTGAACAGCACGGTAGTGAAGGCACGGTTAAACACACGTTCAAGGCTGTGTGTTTTCTTGGGCACAGGTTCTTCGTCTTGACTGACAAGATATGTTTGTCGTTTTAAATATGTTTCAAGATCGCCGATTAATCCATCAACATCTGCACCAAATGCAGTTAACAAATCATTCCAGGGTTTGAAAGTTGTTAAGCCATAGGCCAGATGTTCAAGAGTTACATATTCGTGATTGTAGTTTTTTGCCAGGTCTGTAGCATTACCTACTATTACTTCTATTTCAGGATTGTGTTGTATCATAAAAATATTTATTGACTATTGATTAAACTTTTAATTAATTGTAGCTGGTCCGCAGTTAGGTTTCGTGGCACATCAACATGTATGTCAATGTATAAATCTCCGCGAACTTCAGAATTCATTTGATACACACCTTGCCCAGGAATTCTAAATCGGGTTTCAGGCTGGGTACCTGGTGGAATACTTAATTCAAATGTTTTTCCATCAATGCTATCAAATTTTACGGTACCGCCTACAATCGCTAGTAAGCAGTTTACATTAATCCTGGTGAATAAGTCAATGTTATTGACAGCAAAATTTTCCGCATTTTGTATAGCAATCTGCACATACAGGTCACCGCGTGGTAGAGTGTTGAAAAGGTTATCACCCAGACCTGCATATTTAATCTGTGCACCATGGTTGATACCGCGGGGAATACGAACTTCAACCGTTTCTCTATGGCCATTGGTAGTTTGCACACTTATGGTTTTGGTTTGATCTGCCAAGGTACTGACCAAGGTAACAGGTATTTCTACACGTAGATCTTTGTTGCGTCGTTGAGCCTGACGAAAATTGCCAAAGGGGTCTCCGCCAAATCCAAAGCTTCTAAATATAGAATCAATGTCGGGATTTCCTGTGCCGCCTTGCCAGGTAAAATGTACACCACCGGGTCCGCCGCCAAATCCATTGCGTTGCATGTCATATTGTTGACGTTTGTTGTTGTCACTGAGTGTGTCGTAGGCTGTTTGTATTTCTTGGAACTTTTTGGTATCGCCGCCCTTGTCAGGATGATGCTGACTGGCCAATTTACGATAGGCTCGCTTGATTTCATCTGCTGTGGCTTTGTCGCCAACACCTAAAATTTCATAATAAGTCATTGTGTTATTATAAACGAAAAAGCCGGCAGAGTCAACTTACCGGCCTTCGAATTGCGGGTATTGATTATTTCTTTTTTGTTGGTGCTTTGGGTTTGGTTGGTTTATCATCGGCAATTTTTGTGCCGTCAAACTTTTGATGCTTCTTAACCGGTTTCTTTGTTACAGCATAGACTGGAGAAACCAATGATAAGGCAACTAATACAGCTAATAATTTTTTCATTTTGATATCCTTATAGTTCTGGTTGATTGCCAATTGGAACAACTTTCTTACCGGCGGCATTTACTGACACTGGTGCAGATGTTGCGGGCGTTGCTCCAGACCCGCTATTAAAACCCGATCCAAATCCTCCTGAGGCCGGAGTGGTTGGTGCTGATGTCGGTGTAGTTGAGCCTCCAAATGCAGGAGCTCCACCAAATCCTCCTGAGGCCGGTGCACCAAAGCCGCCGGTGCTTCCACCAAAGCCGCCTGCAGATTGCCCGCCAAAGCCACCGCCCATACCTGAATTCATTCCACCACTAAAGCCACCACCCATGCCGCCGCCCATACCGCCTTGCATTCCTGCCGGAACACCTGACATGTTGGTATTGGTTGTCATGGTTTGACTTGTTGCTGTTGGGTTTACTGCGGTGCCGGCCAGTTTTTCTTGTGTACGACCAAATGCTGAGATACCTAACACAGCGCCCATAGCAATGTGGAATAGACCAGCGCCTTGCAAGGTTAGGGGATTCCATTGTGTGATTGGTGCATGATTGACACCTTGCCATAAGGCCCATAAGACTGGAAATACTGCCATGTCTAGTAGACATATTAGCATGTACATCCATCCCATCATTGGACGCCATAGCGTTTGCATCCAATTATCGCTCTTTTTTGACATACCTAGCTCCTTATAATTGATTTTATAAGTGTATTTATGGCAAATTGGGATTTTGATTAAGCGTAGGTAGCTTGAGGAGGCAAACTATGTACTTGATGTACCAGTTCATCATTTTGATTATAAATTTTGATGCTGTGTGCATCACTACCACTGGCATGTGTCGAAGTCTGAGCAACTGAATGTGCCACTGCTTCTTCAAATGATTCAAACAAATGATCAACGGTATTCAATATACCATTGATCCAACTTTGTGTTCTTACACGATGTCGCATGATTAAGCGTAGCTTTCTGTGGTAGCAGTGGCAGAAATGCTGTGTAAAATTTCTTCGTTGTGATTGTAAACCTTGACGTTGTCAGCTCCTTCGACAGCATTAGCAAAGTTCAAAGCTTCTTCGATAGACTCAAAAAAAGCGTCCTTGACTTCTAAGCGTCCCTGACGCCAATGATGTGTTCTTACTCTGTGTGCTCTTGACATAATATGTTTCCTTTAACTGAAGTATTTATGCCATACTCGGGCGGTTTTGTTGGTATAGTGTGTCAAACTCCACTGGTTTAGTTGTACATTGACCCGTGGCCAGGCATAAGCCCTTTCTAATTTGTTGGCAATATCTTCACTACTGGTAGGATCTGCTGCAAAAATACCAACTTTCCAGGGAATTTCTACACTACCTACCAGGGGCACACCTTGACTGATCAAGTCTGCTCCCACAATATTAAATGTTTCAGAGAAACTGACCTGTAGGCCTATGTCCATGGTTGCACAGGTTTTTAAGAATTCTTCACGCGGAGCCCAGGTGTGATTAAGCATTTCGTGCCCATGGTCCGCAATCTGCTGAAATAGGCCTTTGAGATTGTTTAGTGCAGGACCACCTTGCATTTCAATACGGCCAGCATTGACATGAAAGCGTAGACGTTTGCCAATTTTTTCAGCAAACTCAATAGCACCAAATGCCTGTAACAGATGATTTTTTAAAGGACGTACTGCGCCAAAACATCCTACATCGACCCAGTCTTTATTGCGATCAAATGGGTTTTGTACATATTCCTGTGGATAGTAATTGGGCAAGTATACCACACGATTGTTGGTAGTTGCATTATCCCATTTGTTCAGATGCTGTAGATACAGTCTGGTTTCACGCAACATGCGTGGAGCATTGC